GTAGATCAGTTAAATTTGGAGGTTTGTAATTTGGTCCTTTTAAGACCTTACCGTCAGGGCGGTAAATAGGTTGTCCATTCTCATCTAGTTTGGACATGTTTGATTTATGGACACGATCCATAGCTTCATCTAGATCCCAACCTTCATTAGCAGCAAACTGATAACAAACGTAGACAAGATCACAAAGCTCTTTTAATTGTTCGTGTTTATCTTTTAAATGAAAGGCTTCGTGAAACTCTGACCACTCTTCATCGATCAAAGATTTCTGGATCAGAGTCCCATTCGGTGAATTGACCACCGAGTAAGCGTCCCGAAATTCTTTTGCCTGACTCAATAGTGTCGTCCCAGTCTGATTGTGTTTTGTCGAGTTCATGTTGTAGATAGTGGATTGCTTTGGCTAAGTCTTTTCTTTTGTCTCCTTTGTATTCACAACGACAAATGTATTTGACAGCATTAGCTTGGAAGAAACTAAGGTTTTGATTAACGATGAAGTCTCCTACTTCCCAGTTGTTTCCGTAGTGTTCAGGTGATTGGGCCATTGTTTGACTAGGTTAGATACGGTGTTAGCAAGTGCAAAGTTCTGACGTTGTAATGCCATGAACAATGTAATAATATCTTTTTTATCAGCTTTAGGTAATAGGTCTTCAAGCCTTCTTATCTTGAAGTCCTGCTCCACTGTCAACCTCATAATCGGAGGAGGGGGAGAAAAGGATGGGTTGTTTTGCTCTCCAGTCATAATCATCGTTAGTAAGGATCTTTGCAAGTCTTGCGTTTTGTAGTGCAATGTCTTCACCAAGATCCTTCTCGGCAAATGCATCAACAACTGCTTTCCAAGTGTAGCCTTTGTCTTCAAACAAAGCAACAGCTCGTTTGATTCCAATTCCGGGCACGCCGCTGTAGCCGTCAGTTTGGTCTCCTGCAAGCGCCTGTATAAGGTGCCAGCGTTGTCCCTCTGCCTCTTCCACATTCACAATTTCATCCATGTTGTAGAGCTTTCCAGGTATCTGTCGCATGTCTTTGTCTGGACTTACGATAACATTACCAGGATATTTAGTAGCGTAGATACCCATACTATCATCTGCTTCAAGAGTCGGTAGTATTACTACTTCGTACTCATTTTTGAGAGCATTGATAACACGTTTGTATCCACAAGGCTTCTTACGATTACGATGTCCTTTGTAAGCTGGCATGATCTCTTTACGAAAGTTAGAACTATCACTAAAGAAAAGCACAACCTCAGGGACATCCCACATGAACTTGTTTTTAATTTTATTTAGTTCACGTTTGACTGATGCGTATGCTTCACTGAATTTGCTGAAAACTAGGATTACATCATCACCAAAGTCAACTTCTGACTCTGCACCGGCACAAGCCTTGTAAACGATGTAGTCTGCGTCAACAAATAACTTCATTTACCTTGGCCTCTATATTTCTTTTTTCCTTTGCGTGGCTTACTATGCAAGCCGTTACCTTGACGGGTTTTCTTTGATGTAAACGGGACTACGGTTTGTACTCCCATCATTGATTTACTTCTCATTAGTGGGTTTCACTCCAGTTGTTTCCGATTTTTGCTTCGGCGTCGATTTTGATTCTGAGGTTGTAGTATTCTCCAGCTGCGAGACTGCTAAATACCAAGGATGTTGATAAGTCAGCTGTTTGTTCAGGGGAACACTCGAATTGCAATTCGTCATGTACAAAGGCTAGTTGTGAACAACATAAATTTAATTCTTTAATGTTTTGTTGGTTGATTACCATCCAACGTTTTGCCAGGATGGCTGAATTACCCTGCAAGCAGTAATTTAACGCTTTATGCGGGCTATCCACCATAATTTTTCTGCCATCGATAGCTTTGATAAATCCTCTTTCTGAAGCTGTCTTGATAGCCTCCAAGAGTTTATCGAGTCCATCAATCGCATCAATGTAGGCCGCTCTGATTTCCTTACCTTTTTTCTTGGCATCTTTGGATGAAAGAAGTTTGTCATAACTGTGTCCAATTTTTTCGTCACCTGCACCATACAGGAATGCGTAAGTAACTGTCTTAACTAATTTCCTAGAGATACCTATCTTATCAGCATTTACTTGATGGATGTCTCCGTTAAGGAGAATGTCTGCGTATCGTCCGCCATCATACTTGGCAAGGAAATGAGATAACATACGTAACTCAATCCCAGACAAATCAGCAGCGACCATAACTTGACCCGGAGTTGGTAAGAAAAGCTCTCTAAATCTTGAGTCACTTGGAACTTGGGCCAAATTTGGGTTTCGGTGGGCACATCTAAAAGTTGAAGTAGCAACAGAACAATGATGATGTATCCTATTAGCACTCGTACATAGCTTCAGCCACGCGTTTGCGCCTTCGGATATCATTCCAAGCATCTTCGTTATCGTCAAAATCCGCAGGAATGCAAGGGCAGTCGGGCTCCCTATCTCCTTCAGTATCGGTTCGTCTATGATAGGCTTCCCAGTAGGTGTCTTCTGGGTGGGATTCCAGCCATGAAATGTTTGCAGGATCCATGCTATATGATCTCGTGATGTAGGATTTAGTTCTTTAAGGCGTGTAAGTGGAGCGTCTTTGACATAGCCTTGGGTCCGATTATCTCGCTTAGGAGTAAATACTGGTCCGGCAACGTAAGGATGCCTGTCACGTAGTAGTTGATAAGTTTCTTCAAGCTCTTGTCTGAGAGTTGATGCAAGTTGCCATGCAGCGCGTTCATCAAAGTACCATCCATGTAGTTCTTGTTTGGTGAGGATTTCAGCTGCTTCATGTTCTAGCGTAATCCATTCAGGTATGGTTGAAAGTGGTTCCAAAGTTTCCTTGTGACAGTAACGTCTTGTATCATGTAGTCTTCCATTTCTGGAGACCATTCTTTCCAATCGGTATCTTTACAGTAATCACCTTTAGCTTCGTTAAGGCGGTAACCCCAAGCAGCTAGTGAATGTGACCCATAAAGTTTAAGTGGCATACCAGTCCATGTTTTTTGTTTATCAATCTCCATCAAGTTCGGGTGATAAAGACGGCTAAGCAAAAGAGTATCCAAGCAATCACCAATACGTCTAAACCATGGATAAAACTTATTGATGATACTAAGATCATAATTAATAATGTTATGACCGACAATATAATCAGAGTCTTCGAGTAATTGGATACCGCGTACGATAGGTTCCGTTGCTGGCCTTTCTGTTGCTGACGTAAACGATTGATCATTGAATACCATTGTTTCTTTAACTTCGGTATCGTAAATACAAAGACAGTGGATTTTGGTAGCATCATTTAACAGTCCGTCTGTTTCTAAATCAAAGAGTAGCATTCAACGTCCTTGCCATTGATAGGTTTTATCAACAAACTTAGCACGTTTTACTGCCTCTTCAGTAGGAGGAGTAGGCTTATGCAATGTTAAATCAATACGAAACTCTGTCCCTTCTTTAATGAATTCTTCATTCATGGCTTCATAATCAGAAATCTGTTGTGGCGTCAAACGCTGCTGGTTCTGTAGTTTCATTGAATTTACAAGTGGATAGGTTGTAGTTTAATCGACAAGCAATGCCTGTTTCCCCAGAGTAGCGATTCTTGAGAACTCTAACAATTGTATCAGAGTGTTTAGTTTCACTCTGTTGATTTCTTTCGAGTCCAATAACTGCATCGCTAAGTTGAGCGATTGCCGCACTTCCTCTAAGTTGTCCGAGTGTAACACGTGCACCTTCTTCATGGTTTTGATCGGATGATCCTCGTTTTAAATGTGAAACTAAAAATAATACAATGCCAGTGCGCTCAACAAGAGAACGTAAGCGGGTCATGGTTTGATCTATCATGCGTCTCTCATCACCATCAAGACCACTCATAAGAATGGATAGGTGATCAAGAAAGATGATCTTACAATCAAGTCCTGAGGCTAAGTATTCAATCCTGTTATAAATAATATCAGGATCAAAACTACCAAAGCCATCGAAAAGATAAAGGTTCCAGTTATTAATACTGGAATCAAACGCTTTTGTAAGTTCGTCATGAGTATGTTCTCCTAAGGCTAAGTTGTTACCTACAGAAGCAGACATCAAACCTAAAGCTGTACGGCGGTTTGACTCTTCAAGTGCCAAGTATCCAACCCGTTCTCCGTTCGATAACAAGTGAGCAGCCAAGTCTCTACAGACGGACGACTTTCCTTGGCCCGATCCTGAAGTAATTGTGACAAGTTCTCCGCGCCGAATCCCGTGAAGCTTTGATTGAAGTCCTTGAAATGGATAGTCATAATCAGCTGGTGGTTGTGGTGTTGTTACTAATTCAAGTAAAGATTTAGCATCTACAATACCATCAGGTCTGAATTCCTTACGTTTAAAGAATGCATCATCGATAGCCTTATAATCGCTAGCCTGTAAAGCGTCTGAGAGGTCTTTGTAAGCCTCTAGACGGGCGATGTGAACCTTGCCAGGTGGTAAGACACTCGCGGCTTCTTCA